GAAGAAGTATTAAGGATTATAGCAACCGTTAAATCCTATGAAGAACAATCAAAAATATTTGTACCTAGGTCAGAGATTGATTACAAGTTTGATATCTTCATAAAGAACCAAGAAAAGATAATGAAAAAATTAGATGTAAACTAAACCCCTTATGAATATATCATTTAAAAGACCGCCTTGGTCATGGACAATAACTTTTGTAATAGTAGCCTCAATAATAGGTTACTTCTTAATAACTAAAAAAGAACCTACTAGTGAAATGGTAATGATAGCTATAATAGTTATCTGTGTAATATTACTAGGGTGGCTAGCATGGTTATTTTTACTATCTAATAAGAAGAAATGATTTACCATTTAATCTTAATACTAGTTGGGTACATCATAGCCTTTGAAATTGAATCAAGGCATGACAAAGTAATATCTAGCTTAAAACAAACTACAGAACAAAATAGAAGTTGGCACATAGACGACTGGATGTACCTAGCGGTAATATCTACAATGGTAGTATATGGTTACAACGAAATATCTATTGAATCTGCTATACTCATACCGTACATCGTATCCTTAAGGATAACTTATTTCAACATACGTTTAAATAAAAGAAGAAACAAACCAACCTTTCACTTAGGTGATAAAGGTTGGGATGGTATATTTATTAATCATAAGGTATTATATTTCACTACAGCCTTCATAATGTTAGCTGGAAGTATCTACCTTTCATTCTGGGCTATATGAAAAAATTCTACAATTGCATCAAAGAAGGTATCAAACAAACATTAACATTAATATGGTTGAACATAAGATACTCAGCTAGAAGACATAGATTCTATGATTAATCCTATAGCAAAAATAATATTAAGAGGAGATGACCCAACAGGTCATGGTTACTATGGAGCTAAACGTGGTAATAGAAAACACTTCGGTGTAGACATATTAGCAACACCGGGGGATAAAATAGTTATACCCTTCAGTGGTGTAATAACTAAATTGGGTCAAGTCTACAAAGCTACTACCTTATTCAGGTATGTAGAAGTAACATCTGATGTATATAGAGCAAGGCTTATGTATGTATTACCTGAAAAATTAAAAATTAACCAACGAGTATTCGAAGGACATTTAATGGGCTATGCACAGGACGTAGCTAGCTACTGGGATGGTGGTATGTTAAACCACATACACTATCAACTATGGAAACATGGATTACTAACTGATCCAGAACCACTATTAACTTAGTTCACCAGACTACTGGTTGTGTATAAAATAAAGAAAATCTAGATATAAAAAATAAACATGTAAATTATGAGTACTAATGCAGCACAAGTAAAGTTCAGTGTAAATAATTTAACTACGGTCGTAAACACTCCCGTTACTGGTATCTCATTCGTAATGGGTAGATCAGAGAGAGGTCCATTTGCAGACCCTAGTACAATTATAAATACGTGGGCTCAATTCCAAAAACTATATGGTGGATTACTGGATTACACCGATGCAATCCATAACGTAAAAAGAATGTTAGAGAAAGGAGCTTCAATCCGTTTCTGTAGGGTAGGTCATTACACTGACCCAACTTCTGCAGCAACATTAGATGCAGCTCTAGCATTACCGGATGATGACTTCGTAGATGGAGTAAATGAATTATTCGAATTATTACCTAAATATAAAGGGGCAGATGGTAACAAGTTAAATGTTGATGCTAAGGCAGCAAGCAATGCCGATGCTGATTACTTCAACATTGAGATCAGTCATACAGAAGATGGTATCTTAGAAACCTATACTAATCTTATTATACCTGGAACACCAACAGTATTACAATCTGATTACTTAAAAATAATTACAGAGTCAAGTCAATATGTTGATGTAGTATACAAAGACTTATCCGGATTCACTGGACCATTATCAGCAGACCCAGTAGCAATAAGCTTCACAGGAGGTTCAGATGGTACTGACCCAGTAGCAGCAGATTATGCTGGAGACTCGGCTGCACTCAATGGATTCTTTGCTTTTGATGCATACGATGATTCAATGCAAATTGGTATATTAGATCAAGCAATGGCTAACTCTACTTTCATAGCAGGTTCTGCTTATGCCGCTGGAAGAAAAGATTTAATGTTCTTTATGCATTTTGCTAATTCAGCAATAACATCTGCAGCAATAATAGTATTAAGGGCTGCAACTACCATTGACTCTCAGTACACAGCAATGTATTCAGGAGGTTTAAAAATTAATGACCCATTAACTAATACTTCTAAAAATATAGAAGCTCTAGGGGATATCATGGCATTAGCATCTGCTTCTGAAAATGATTATGGGGCATGGTATTCTTTTGCTGGACACAACAGAGGACAATTCTTAGATGCACTAGGGGTAGTTAATAACTTCGGTAGTCCAGCTAAGGCAGCAGACTTAGATAATCTAGCTAACCGTCAAACTAACATGGCTATCAATAGAAGTAGCAAGTTAATGTTATGGGGTAACTTCTCAGGCCAACTAGCAAACAACCAAGAAAGCCAAGTATCAATCGTAAGGTTAATTATATACTTAAGAAAATCACTGATACCGGCATTGGAATATTACCTAGAAGAACCTAATGATATACCAACATGGAAGAGAATGTATTACACAGTGAAACCATTCTTAGACAATCTAGTAACCAAAAGAGCTTTATATGAGTACTCATGGCAAGGTGACCAAGATGCACCAAACATGGATACCCTAACGATCAACAACGGGGCTGATGTTACAGCAGGCAAATACCAAATCCAATTAGGTATTAAAGCTATACCAAGTATACAAGAAATATCTATCGCAATTAACTTGACTACAGCAGGAGTTAGTTTCGAGGTAATTAATTAATATCTAAAAATAAAATAAATGGCACAAATACAAAATCCGAGAAAGAAATTTAATTTCAGCATCCAGATAGTACCACAACCTATCAATCCATTTCTCGCTCAGAAAGTAGTCATACCAGAGGTAGCCTTAGGTATGGTTAAGCATGGTGATACAAACCATGACATCAAAACTGCTGGAAGAGTAGAATATGGTGATGTAGAAATAGAAAAAATCAGTACAACCTCTGGAGCAGATAATTACTTCTTCGATTGGTTAGTATCATGTCAGGATGCCGTAATAGGCGGAGGGCTTTTACCTAACCAATATAAAAGGATAATAACTATCACAGAGTTAGCTGAAGACGGTACATCTATATTGAACACATGGGTTTTAACTGGGGCATGGCCTAATAAAATCAATGGTACAGAACTAAGCAGACAAGATACAGAGAACACAATGGAATCTGTTTCAATCTGCGTAGACAAGATAGAGAAATTATAACATTAACTTAATACAAAATGTTACCCAAGGATAATAGAGGATTTTATAAGTCCTCTATTATTGTTTATATTAATAATTAAATACCTACAAAATGTCAAACGAATTAACAAAAGAATTACTCTGGGGAGAAACAAAAGAATTGTTATTACCTTCAGGCAGAAAAGTAAAAATTAGAGAACAGAATGGTAATGATGATGATATCTTATCTAACGTATCTACTAGTAAAGACTTAACAAACATTGACCTATTCTTAGCTGGGGTAGTCGTAGAGGCGGACTTCACTGATAACAAGTCATTAACTATAGAAGATGTAAAAGGATTACTACTACGGGACAAATATTTTATTCTATTTGCTTCTAGGGTTCACTCAATAGGTCCTGAAATAAAATTCAAATATGATTGGGGCGAAGACAACGGTGGTGAGTTTCCATACAAAGAAGATTTATCTAATTACTTATGGGACTACACAGAAGAATTTCCTACTCAAGGAATCAAAGGTTATTTCAAACAAAGAATATCACCTTATCCACAAGGAGCTTATGATATTCAGAAATTCACAACGACTTCTGGGAAAGAATTAACATTTAAATGTTTAGACGGCCATGCCGAGAAAGAATTATTAGCTAAGCCAATTGGGGAACTAACTAAGAACGTAGAGCTAATAGCTAGAGACCTTAAGATAAAAGGTGAAGTTGATTATGAAAAGGTGCATAACTTTAAGTTCTTTACTAAAAGGGATATGATGGAGATTCATAATTATGTTAGTGAAGTGGATGAAACTTTTATGGGTACAACAGAAATCAACAACCCTGTTAACGGTCAATCAATAGATTACCCTATAATGCAGTCAACGGATTTTTTCTATCCACAGGAAATTTAGAAGATTTATATTTCTACCTTTCCAAGTCAGGTTTCAATTTCACCTGGCGAGAGTATATGGGAGTTACAATCCAGAGAAGAAATAAGCTTGAAAAGATAGCAAACAATTACAATGAAGAAATTAATAAAAAGAAGTAAATGATAAACGTATCAGGTTCTAATTTAGGTATTGGTATATCACTCATAATGCGGGATGGCTTTAGCGGTCCTGCAATGGTTGCTGGTGCCAACATGGATAAGCTTCAAATGAAAGCCCATAGGTTGGCAACTCAACAGATGACTATGGCTAGGAATGCTAATGCTATGGGAGCTGCAATAGGTGGAGCTGCAATATATGGTTTGAGTAAATGGGTTAGTGAAGGAGCTAAGTTCAATTACACAATGAAATATGTATCTGCTATATCTGGTGGAGTTGGTAAAGAATTTGATAGGTTAAATAATAAGGCTGTAACATTAGGGGAATCTACAATGTTTACCGCTCACCAAATATCAGATGGTATGAGGTGGATGGCTCAAGCAGGTATGGATGCTAACAGTATCTACAACTCAATGGGTGCAATAGCTAACTTGGCCGGTGCCACAATGTCCAACATTGAAGGCAGGGGTGGGGCAGCTGACTGGGTTACTAACGTAGCTAAGGCATTTGATATTACCTTAAATGAAAAGAACGTAACAAAGATATCTGATGTTATCGCAGTAGCGGTGAACAAATCTAATACAAAACTTTACGAGTTTGGTGAAGCAATGAAATATGCTCAATCAACAGCGAAGGATTTAAGTATGACATTTGAAGAAACCTCTGCTGGTATAATGGTATTAGCCAATGCTGGTATTCAAGGTACGATGGCTGGTACTGCTTTAGAAAATATGATGAGGTATGTTACCAAGGCCGCTGGTACTTCTGCAACTAAAAGACAGATTCGAGCTTTAGGTATATTAGGAATGACTCAAAAGGATTTACAGGATGCTAAAGGTGACTTACTATCTTATGGTACAATCTTAACTAAGGTTTCTAAGATAGCGGGTACAATGGGTAACGTAGATGCTCAGAATGCTTTAATTGATTTATTCGGAGTAAGGGGTAAAAGGGGAGCTTCTACTATTGCTAGGAAATTAATGGATTACTATAAATTCTTAGATGACCTTAATAATTCTGGAGGTAAGGCTAAAGGATGGATGGATGATATGATGGGGTCAGCACAAGGTTCTATCTTACAACTAACATCTGCATGGACTTCATTTAAAATTGCTTTCTTCGAATCACTGGAACCAGTACTAGTACCTTTCATAAAAGGTATGACTGGTATATTAAAAGTTATTAATGCAATCGCTAGAACAGGTATAGGTAAAGTACTAATGATAGCTGGTTCTGCCTTATTAATAATGAAGACAGCAGGAATGGCTTTCAGGACTGTATTATATACAGTTAAATTATTAGCCGGTGATGTAGGTATGACAGTAGTTAACTCAGCAGCAAGGGGTACTGCTGGATTAAATACAATGACCAATGCTGCTAACAGGGCTGCAGCTGCAATGGGTAATGTCAATGCAATGAGTACTAGAGGCGGTATGGGTTACTTATGGAATTTTGCTACTGGAGGTAAAAATAAGAATGTAGGTAAGGCTGGCGTAATGTACAATGCCTCTAATCGTGCTTATGACCCAGCAACTGGTAGGTTCTTAAGTAATAAAGCAGTAGCTGCAAAACAAGCTTCTGCAGGTTTAGGTTATGGTAAAACAGGATTTAGTAGTTGGGGTAAACATGCTGGTAAAGGATTAGGCATAGGACTACTTGGTTCAATGGCAGTAGGCATGGCTTCAGGTGCAGTAGGTACTGAATCAAATTTTGGTAAAGGATTGGGAGTAGCCTCTGATGCACTTACTTATGGTTTAACTGGTGCAAGTATAGGTACATTCTTTGGCCCGATGGGAACATTGGTTGGGGGTATTGGCGGAACAGTTGGGGGATTACTTTGGGGATTATATGACAAGGTATATAATGTAAAAGAAGAATTAGATTCAGTTGATATGTCTGGGGCAGATGATATAACTAAAGCTGGTAAGTGGAAAAAATTACTTAGTAAAGAAATACCAAAAGGATTAGAAGAAAGGGGTTCACATCAACAATTCAGATACCAAGGTGATGATGGAGGGTTTGGTCCTTTCTTCGATATGAATAAAACATTTAGTAGTAACATAACAATTAACTTAAATGGTGAATCTGTATATGAGGAAAAAATAGATGAACCAAATGCAGATGTTGATGTTAGCTTAGGATTAAATTAAATTAAAAAGCAATGGCAGTATTAGTACCATACCCACCAATAATTGAGAAGGTAACTTCTTATGTACCTACACCGCAGGTAGACTCAGCAGTCTGGTTAGCGGGTAAGTTTATGAGGTTCAAAATCATAGCAGATAGAAGAAGGCCTCAATTTACTAACGTAGACAAGGATGGACCTCGTGGAGCTTATGAACATGAGGCAACTAATAAGAATGGTATCTGGGAAAGTAAACCACATATCAGTCAGATGATTGAGAACGGTAAGAATAATCTTTATATAACAAGCGAGGGTTATACACATGACCCAGTAAAGAGACACACTACATTTGATTCAGAAGCTAGATACCGTCGATCTCAAGAAGACCCTAATGCTGGCTTTGATAAAATAAGTATTATAGATGTTGACTATAATGGCGGTGCTTTATATACTAGAAAAAAATACAGCTCATTAACTTTACCCTTTGTGCCTCGTGAATTGAATTACTCCATAGCTTCAAGATTTGTAGGTATTGCCACTATGGGGAGGAACAACCCTTTTTATCAATTCACGGGTTCAGAGGACAAACTAGAATTTGAAATAGATTGGTTTGCCGAAAAGGAAAGCAGGGAAGATGTTATATATAACTGCCGATGGTTAGAATCATTAACTAAAGGTGATGGATATAATTCACCACCTCACAGAGTCATATTATCATGGGGCTCTAATAATAAATTATGGCAAGATTCAATTTGGTTGGTAACCGGTGCTAGTTATAACTTATCAAATTTTACAAGGGGTTACAGAGACCCGAATACTAACAACTTAGTATCTACTCATCTGCTACCACAACAAGCTAAACAATCTGTTAGACTTGTAAGGTTAGCAAGTTCAAATAGGATGACTATGGATATTGAAGGTAATTTACAAGGATACTAATTATGAAAAATTTATATACAGAAGGTTTTATATTAGAGTATGAAGAAGATGAGATATCATTGGAAAGGTTACCAGAGTTATTAAGGCCAGACATAGATGACACTGTTCATATAATTATTGATGGTGACACTTTACAAAGCATAGCCTTTTTATATTATAACAATTCATCTCTATGGTATATCATTGCAGATATCAATAATATAGATAACCCTTTCTTTTTGCAAACAGGGGATAAATTAATTATACCTACCAAAAACAATGTCTGATAATTTACAAATCTTACCTCAAGCTTATGGTACACCTTTAGTGTGGGTGACATATAGCAATGGTGACAAAATGGAATTCATCGATCCAAGTTATAACTTAGATAAGGCTAGAAGTATAAATGAATTTATCGTAAACCTTAGATATATCTATGATGAGGAAAATGATGATGAGTGTGTTATAACATTACAGTTTCAAAACATGGCTCAAGCTAATGCTGCACGACAAGAAGAAGATACATTACTAACTGCTCAATGGGGTTACTTAGTACCTGGTGGATCATTAATTAAATCACCTAAAAGGACTATAGCTATTAGGAATATCAATACAAATCAAACCCAAAATAAATTAACAATTGAATGGCACTGTACTGACTTGGTTTCATACTTAAGAAATACAAGGACTAACCGTAGAACAGATGCCAATTATTTTGAAGATTACTTAAGAGAATTAATAGATGGTAGGTTCACAGCTTCAACAACAGTTGATAGGATTACTACAGTTATAAGTTCAACTACTAAAGAGGTGATGAGGATAGATGAAAGAAGGAGCACTACTACTGTAGAACCAATAAGCGAAAGAACTTCAATCTTAGGTGTTGAACATGATAAAACAGTAAAGGTAGGTTGGAGCTTAGCAGTAAGATCAGCTTTAGAAGCTAGGCTTAATGAAGCTAAGAATGGCCCATTCTTTATAGATGGTAGAGACAATAGAATTAATATATTAAAGCGTGACTTTGAACAAGAACCTTTTGCAACATTTACTTATGCTGGTAATAGTGGGGAATTAATAGAATTCAAAACTAAGACAAACCTAAAATCTAAGAAGGTTGATGCTACTAAGAACACAACAGTTAACCCAGTAACTAAAGAGGTTCTAAAGAATGAAACACATTACCAAGAAGGTGATCAACCCCTTATCACTGATCAAGAAATGTCTAGTGTATTTAAGTTGGTAAAGAAAACATGGGACTGGAACAAAGACTTTCCTCACGATCAAGTTGAATTTAACAAAATTGATATACGTAGAAAACAATATCAACAAAGTTTCAAACGAGAAGATTGGAATAACCCATCTGTTCAACGTAGGGATGTAACTGACGTAGGTATAAAACCTTTGACAAATAGAATTAAATTCTCAGTACCTATCAATACAATATTAAACATGCCAGGCTTTGCTAATGAATATAATAAGTGGGTAATGGATAATTACATACTAAAGAAATTAGAAAAACAATTTACTGCTACTGCTAGGATTATGGGAGACCCCACTTTAATAACCAGTAAAATATATGATTTCAAGAATGTACTTAAAGATGTAGAAGGAGAATGGTATGCTATAAGGATAGAACATAATATTAATGCCAGGTCTGGTTATACTTGTTTACTACACCTCATAAGAATGCCAAATACATTAGGTGTATTCAGGCAATCAGTAAAGACTAAGATAGTTAGTACAGATGCAGAATATATTGAAGAACAAAATAAGGTAGATCAAGCTAATGAGAAACGTTATGAAGCTGCCAATAAGAAGAAAGAAAATAAAAAGAAACTATCTGAAGCTGAAAGAAAAAAATTAGCAGATGATACATCACTTGGTAATTACTTAACTACCGGAGAATTGAAAGGTTCTTTATTAAAACAAAAACATAGGCAAGCAATCAATGAAGGCGACAGAGTAACATTTGAAGATGCCAATAATAAACTAAATAAAGATGTAGTGAGTAAGGTAGAAAAATATCGTAAAACTTTAAAAGCAAGTGATGGTAACTAATAAATCACCTTGGTATAGTTTAGTCTTTTATGGCTTAGAATTTCTCGGTAGATATTATTCATCCTATCGAGGTTTCGTTGTAGACAACCTTGATTTAGATGGAATGAATAGAATTAAAGTTACTGTACCAGTTTTAAACAGTTATGATAGAACCGGTGTATGGGCATATCCTAAAGGTAATTGGGGAGGTAAAAATTATGGGGTAAACTTCTTACCACAGAAAGGTGATATGGTATGGGTAGAGTTTGAACATGGTGATCAGAATTATCCCGTGTGGAGCTTTGCTTCTTATGGTGAGAATGAAATACCAGAAGAATTTAATTCACCCAATAAATATGGATTCAAAACTCCAGCTGGAAGTATCATACTAATCAATGACGTAGAAGGAGAGGAAGAGATACTTATTAAACACAGTAATTCAAATGAATATATACAACTACTTAAAGATAACGCTACTCTAGAAGCTAAGAATATAGTATTAGAAGGTACAACAATAAATCTAGGGGAGAAGGGAGAAGAGAAAGCTTTGATGGGTGATACCACAAAAGAGAAAATTGATGATTTAGCTTCGGCAGTAGAAGATCTCATTAAGGCTTTAACTTCTCATACACATCCAGCTCCCAATACTCCATCAGTAGATTTTCCTGGTACATCAGCTGCTATCACTTCTAAATTGGTTAGTATTAAAACAACACTGGTAGATATATTAAGTAATAAGGTAAAAATTGACAAATGATAAACAGATTCATAGGTAGCGGTATAGTATTTCCTTTCGTAGTAAACAGCGATGGTAGACTAGATATTGTCAATGATAACAAACTTATTGAGGCATCAATAAAGAATATATTATATTGGCCAAAAGAACATAGGTTCTTTAATTTAAAATATGGTTGTAGAATAGAAGAGGTATTAGAAGAACCTAATGATAACATAGGTTCAACATTGGCTAGGCACTTTATATTTGAAGCAATAGAAAGGTGGGATAAAAGAATACAATTAACTGATATTAAGATTCTAGACTCAACACCTAAATTAGTAAACATACAATTAACATATATAATGCGAAGTACAAGGATAGAAGAAACCATGATATTTCCTTTTTATAAAAACTTAACTTTCTAAGATGGCATTAAATAATCCTTGGGTAACATACATAACTAGAAGTTACTCAGATATAAAAGCAGAACTATTAGCTAAGTTACCAATCGTAACACCGGAGCTAACAGACCACTCAGATTCGAATATCTTAGTTATCATTATAGATATATTTGCTGGGATAGCAGAGATGATGAATTACTATATTGATAACATGGCAAGAGAAGCTTTCGTTACAACAGCAAGAAGGTATTCATCAATGGTTAAGCATGCAGCATTAATTGATTATAGAATCAAGGCATCAATACCTTCAACAGTAGATATCTTAGTACAATTCTTAGATGCAGGCCAAGACCCATTAGCAGCACCAGGAAATTTTACAATAGCTAAAGGTGCTCAATTCTCTACAGAGAATGGGGTTGAGTTTGTAACAGTAGAAAACATAGATGTACTAGCTGGTTCAGAATCTGTAATATTACCTGTAAGGCAAATGACAGAAAGCTTAGCAGTAATCTTAGGAGTTACTACTCCAGACATAGATCAGACATTTGCAATAGGTACAACTTATGCACATGATACAATTGATTTAAAAGTGGGGGCTGAAACATGGTATCTTAAATCAACGCTGGGTAGATCAGGTCCGGCAGACAAACATTATATAGTAGAGATATCTTCTGACAAGGTAGCATACGTAAAATTTGGGGATGGTGTAAATGGCGCTATTCCTACTTCAGCGAATAACGTAACAGCAGATTACTTTACTACTCAAGGTTCATTAGGTAATGTTAATGCAGCAACAATAATAAATACATCATATAACTTTGCTGCACACAGTATACCTAACACAGATGTTACAAATACTTTAGCCGCAGTAGCTGGTACAGACTATGAAGATATTGAAAGAATAAGAAGATCAGCACCTTTATCATTAAGAACTTTAGATAGGGCTGTAACTAAACAGGATTATATTGATGTTGCAAGGTTAGCTCCGGGAGTTGATAAATGTAATATCGATTTTGATTGTGGCAAAACAATAAACTTATATATAACTCCAAACGGTGGGGGTATAGCAGCAAACGATTTACTAGATACAACTAATGATTATGTAAGCTTAAGGAAAATGATCACTACGTTCGTTAATATATTGCCTGCCGGGGAGTCATATATATATGTGAAGATAAATGCTAAAGCTAGATTCAGGGCCTCAGCCTTATTAGCAACTCAGGATATCTTAACAGAACTATCTGAACAATACTCATACGAAACATCAGATGTAAACAAGCCAGTCAGAACATCCGATATAATAGCTCTAGTTGATAACTTAGATAAAATAGATTATCTTACACTAGAGTATATCTATTTAATCCCGTACATGAGACCCACAACTTCTAGTACAGTTGAATTAATAAAGGATATGTCAATCAATGAAGGTTCTTCAGGGAAATTGAATTGGAAGATACAATTTGACGGTACCTATATGAGATTATTCAAGGAAGGTAAAAACATTGCAAACAATATATCAGTCGGAAGTGAATACACTGACCCAGCTAATATACTAACTATGACTATAAATCCAAGTGCTTACACAGCGGGGATGGAATGGACATTCGTAACCTATGCATACAATCAGGATATTGAGTTAGATGATTACACTATCCCAATAATTGATACTAACAACTTAAACATAAATGTTGAAGAAACATTAACACTATAATATGGGCTGCTCTAGGATATATACTACACCAGATTTTTTTGGTGATGATTTTTTACTGGATGATTTTTATGTAGAGAATCCGGCTTTCTCCACTACAGTAGATGTAGTATTTAAAGAATACCTATTCGAAAGGTTACCTCATTACTTCGTAAGTCAAGATACTTACAAGGATGGACAAGGGGAAGGTTTACTACAAAGATACTTATCAATCTTTGGTGATTACTTAGATGCGGCTGTAATGGCTGAGATAGAATGTTATCTAAATATTATAGATGCATCATTAACATCAAGTAATTACATAGGTATATTATCTGATGGCCTCGGTAATCCACCAGACATTTTCAACAATGAAGAAAAATACAGAAACCTATTACAATACATTGCTTCTGTATATAAGATCAAAGGTACATTAGAATCCTACGAATTATTCTTTAGCATTCTAGGATTTGATATCATACTAACTGAAGTACCATTACCTATATTAGATGACCCAGAAAAAATGTATGATGCAGAACCAGTTCTGGGAGATTATGATGATACTAATATATATGACTCTGATGAATGCCAACCATGTTCAGAATATGATATTGCATTCATACCGGTAGACGGAAGCTTCACTGGAGTAAGTGAAACTATGTTAGCAAGGATTAACGAATCTATTAAATTCAATGAACCAGTTAACGCCAAGCTAAGATATTTAACAATGGGTATTCAAATAGAAGATACATTGGATATTACTATAGCAGAATCAGCAACAGAAAACGTAACACCATAATATGGACTTAACTAAAATAGGTACATTCTTTAATACATTCTTATTATTGGTAGCAGTAATAGGAGGATTGTATGGAGGATATATCTGGGTACAAAACCAAGGTAAAGAAGAAGCAAAACAAGAACAGTTAATGTTTCCTTCTCCAGAGATGAGACACAGAACTGTAATCCACGTAGAAGATACAGAAGAAATTATAGTAGAGCTTAAGGATTTACTTAGAGCAGAAACAAAAGATAAAAAAGCAGCAACAGAAAGTAGGGCTAAGAGAGATAGTATTCAGCGAGAATATTTAGACTTGGTTCGAAGAAACGCAGTAACAACACATCAAAATAAACAAGCTACCGATAGTATTTTAAAACTATGGGAAAAATATAATAACGAAAACTAATGCCAGTAACAGTAACAGCAAATTTAACAGACATCAGTACAGTAGAAACAATGACAGGATGGTCAAGTGGTTCTACTTTTGGCTCATCAGGAACAGGTTTGATTTCTGGTGACGGTGTATTTAAACAGGGTACTGATTCAGCTTCAGAGAAAATATCTAAAAATAATTCTCTTTGGATTCAACATATAGGTACTGCTCAAGATATGTCTGCCGCTGATACTCATTTATATTGGTGGCTGCTTACTGCTATCCGACCTAATATGACTGCTATGGAAATTCGTATAGGTGATAGTAGTGGAAACTATACAGGGTGGAATCCTGCTACATTTGCTTTATGGGACGGTTCTTGGAAATGTTTTGTACAAGATTTAGCTGCAACTCCTGACACATCATCGGGCACTATCGATTTAACAGATATTGTAACTTTAGGTGTTCTTTATAGTACTATAGGCTCTAACTTTAGGGCAATTGAAAATTGTTGGGTAGATGCTTGTAGATTTGGTACAGGTTTAACTGCAACAGGAACAAGTTTTAGTTTAAAAGACATAGCAGATGATGATGAACTTGTAGGCAACAAGTATGGAATATTAGAAAATAAAGGTGGTGTAATTTTCTCGCAAGGAAGAATAACAATAGGATCAGGTGCTACCACTACAACATTAGTTTCTGACAATGAAGTACTCGCATTTTTAGATGGAGCAGTTAGTCCTACTTTATATGAGCTAAATTTTGTAGGCACAGGTAACGTATCAGATATTAAGGATTTAACATTACGTTCAGATGGTACAACAGATAATGCTAGATTTTACCTTGATGCAAGTGACCCAGATGCCGATGTTACAATAGATGGTTTGGCTTGTACAAGAGCAGGACTTATTGACTTTGCCTCAACCTCTGATATTCAAAACTTCACATTTAATAACTGCCAACAAATAGACCCAAGCACCGGTATATTTAAATATGGTACTGTTAAGAATTATATTGGAACAACCGGAGCTATAATATGGCCAAGTGATGATACAAACATTTCTGATATAAAATTTACTATTTGTGATAATGATATAGAATATGCATCTGGTAGTGATGCCACACCTTCTTTAGTAAATATTATACATGATGACAATGCTGGAGACTACGATATTAATAACACAAGTGGTGGTATAATAACACTAGTATTAAGCGGGACATCAAATGGTAATTCATACCAAGGTTCTACTGTTACTTTTAGTAACCCTAAATTATTTAAATTTACACTTAATCCAAGCGTAACAAGTTATGAGTGGAGATTATATGAAGTTACAACATTAGGTAGTTTAGTTGGAGCAGTAGAGAAAGATGGGGAAGAAGTAGCATCAGCAGACAATCAAACTTATAATTATACATATTCTGCAGATCAACCAATAGCAATACAAATCATACATAATTCTGGTGATTATATAGAAGCAGTAGAATACTTTACACTTAAAAATAGTGACCAAGATATAACTATAAACTTACAAATTGATGAAAATAATTAAAACATGAATGACCTACAAACCGCATACGCTACTCAGCACGATGGAGCTGATGGTAAATCAGATTGGATAATTTACAATACTAAGAAGGAAGAAATATATAAACTACCTAAAGGTTGGACCGAGAAACAAGTTATGGCTGCAATCAAATTGGGAAGAAAATTTGAAACCATATCTTTTAACCAAGGTATCAATTTTCAAAAAGAAAAAATACCTCAGGAGTTAAAGAACTTAAGAGCAATAATTCAGAACTTAACTGCTGAGAAAGAATTCCTTATAAAAGAGAACGATAAAATCACAACAGAAATAGATAAATTAATTTTAAAAGAATAACACATGGCTACACCAGCACTAATTGACTTATCGAACTATGCAGCATTGCTGGTTCAGTCTACACAAGGAAGATCAGGAACACCTGATGGTAACATCTACTTTGATGTTGCAAACAAAAGAATTGAATTAATAACCGCAGAAGAAGAGGCTAACGTAGTATACCCATCGGGGCATCCTAGTTATGTTGCTGGAGCACCAGAAGCTAATCCTCTAACCGAGGACTTAGGTATTAAGATGGAAGCTCTCTATGCATTTGAAAATGGAGAAAGGGGTTCAGATGAAGCACTAAGGGCTTTTGATAGGTACTTCAAAGGAACGTTTAAGTTTGGTGGTGCATTTGAATTAGTGAATGCAAACAAGTTTGATGATGCCAATGGTTCTGCTACATCATTAACTACTGATGATAGATTTAAGATCAGGGGTTCTGGTTGGATCGAAAGAAACGTAGCCGGTGCAATAGGCCGTATATATTATGGGGTTAAATCATTAGGGAACATAGAGGCTCTATCACAACCTTACTACCAATTAGCAGCGGGTATCGCTGGAGCTCCAGTAAACTTTGATAAGGATGGACCTATTGATGAGGCGATCCAAGTATTTGGGAATGCCGTAGTAGATACAGATACAACTACATTTGATACGAGAATATATCTATCTAATAAAATTAGAACCTTTGGGTATAACTTCGATGAAAAAATATTAGCTGATCCAGGGGTAACTGAGATGGGTGGATATGCATCTGGGTTTGCGATTGGAGAAACTCCTCACTTGACTTCTGGTAATTATACTTTAGCAGATGTATATGGTGGTGCTCAAGCAGCACCTTGGACTACAATGGGCTTAGAAGAGAAAGATACACCACAAACTGAAACTGGGTTTACAACAGCTGATGGGGACTTTACTTGGGTATTAAATAATACAATAGGAGACTTAGATGAATGTGTAGCATTCTTAGATGCATTAGCACAATCACCGGATGTCGATGATATCAATGATCATGCTTCTAATACCTTATCTGGAAAACGGGTTGGTGTATGGTATGATTATTCTGCAGATGGTAAGATTCAACCTAAGGTTGGAACAGGGGCTGCTAGTGAAGGTTTATTTATTGATGGTTTAGTTGGTACTGATAAGAACAGAGTTATCTTTACAGATGATGCTGGAGATACCAAAATATATCCTTCTTACTCTAACGTAGCAGTGGAAGTTGGACAAGGGGCAGTAGATGATACCAATGCTTGGTTTCATGCTTTCTTCTTAGATGGTCCAGCAGCAGCTGATTACAATACAGCAGCAGCCCTAACAGTTGAGGATGCATCTGCGGCAGCAGTAAAAGGTGTTACTGATGGTTCAACAGGACACAGTTCAGGAACACAAGTATTATTTGAATTTGACTGGTACCTAGATACTATAGGTGGTCCTATCGAAACTAATAAGGATTGCGTATTCTTATGTGAAGGTGATGGTGGGGTAACACAAGCTAAAACAGTATTCACTTTAACTAATGCAGCTTCTATCTCAGCTTCATGTGTACCATTAGTAGAAAACAACGTATAAACAAAGATGAGTGTAGCAACACCCATAGTACAAACTTGGGATGGAGCTAATCGTCGCATCTATTTGAAACAGGGTGTAGCCGATTATTTTCCTATCGACGACCTTTATAAAGAGTATAGAGATGCTCGTAAACTAGAAACAGCTGGGATACGAAAATTCAATGCTCTGTTAAAGGCAGAGGGCAATGTACCTAAAGGTGCTGGAGCTTTTACACCACGTTATGTTGTACTACTAGAAGGAACAAAGATTATCCCCTATGATGAAAGCTTACAGCTTAATCAATTAGGGGATATGATTACTGACGATCCTGATGTAGACCCAACTCTTTATGATATATCTTTACTAACAAATCCTAAACCTATATTCATTAAGCCTTCAGAGGCTGAAACAATACAGCTAAACAGTTTATCAATAGAACACAGTTCTTATGGTGGAGGAGTTACAATAGATGTAATAAATGGAGAACCGGGAATTGATGGTGGGGCAGGTACTCCATTGGGTACTGGACTAAGACCTTCTAACAATGAGGCTGATACACATGCAATCTGTTTAAAGAATGGTTTTAAAAAGGTATTCGTAAGAGGTGATTTATTACTAGATGATCTAGAGATAGATTGGATAGGGTTTGAATTTGTAGGAGAATCAGTTATTAAAACATTAATAACTATAGACCCAGATGCAGATGTATTCAATTGTGAATTTTATGATTGCACTGTATCAGGTACATTAGATGGTACATCACAAATTGAAAGGGCAGTAGTTACTGCATTAGATTTTGTTGATGGTTATATTTTCAGATGTTCAATAGGTCCAGCTACCATATCACTAGGTACTACTACTACTTGTAATATATTCAGTTGTTACTCAACAGTAGCAGGGGCACTTACTCCAACAGTAGATTGTAATGGTACAGGTGTAATAGCCTTAAGAGATTACAATGGAGGAATGAAATTTATTAATTACTCTGGTTCTGATGCTCATAGTATAGATTTAGCAAGAGGCCAAATAATACTGGACTCTACTTCTATCACAGGTGGTACTTGGGTAGTAAGGGGTATTGGTAAATTAGTAGATGAGAATGGTGTTACAATTGAAACTGGAACATGGAATACAGGAGTTACTATTGTAAATGAATTAGTTGACCCAAGGAAATTACAAATGATGTTAGACTTATTACAAGGTGATGTAATACCTAAAGCAACTCTATTTAAAATCTTACATAGAATAACTAAAGAAGAATTACTAGTTAAGACTGCAACAGTTAACCTAGATGGCCTCACAGAATTAACAGAATAAATCAATACTATTATGACTTGGTATAATACATTCTATAATACAGGAACAGGAGGAGGTGGAGTTACTATCGTAGTGTGTGACCAGTTAAGCGCTAGTATTAATACTACTACATTAGGTAGTAATATTAGTAATGGAGTAAAAGAATTACTAGGGAATGTCAATACAACCCAATTAACAGCAACAATCGAATCATGTTAAAAAGAAAATTTAAGGATGACGGTAATCTAGAGATAACCATAAATAACCTTGCCGATATAAACAAAGTCTTTGCCGATATTACAGACATATATTTTGGGCTAAAGGTATTAGAGACTGATGCTGATGATGCATTATTCTATAAGACTGTAAACACTAGTCCCGGTCCCGGCGGTATCACAACTATACCACTAGAGAATAAGGTAATTATAGAATGGAAGGCTACTGAGTATGAAAATTTAGGTACAGGTAATGATCAGAGTTTGGTGATAGGGGAAAAATACTTCTTATGTTTCTCAGCTTTATTCAATGGAGAAACTATTCAAAGAGAAATTGATATCGATCACAGTAAAGTAGAAATAGAACAAGATAGAGTAAGAAGATAATGGATATATTAAAACCACAAATAAAAGGTTATGTTGTAATAACAGACCTCAAATCCGGTAAGGTGTTATTCGAGGGGAGTAACACCACTACTGGTGATGCCTTAGAAATAACAGCACGGTCCTTGTCAAACCTGAATTCAGCCCCTGCCATAGATTTGATTAGAGCTATAGGCAGTGGCTTTTCAGTAGATAAGGCAATAGCAACTGCAACGTACAACTCGGGAGAGAACAGTATGAACTTCTCTGCAATATTTTTAGAAGCAGACTTCGACGGTACAGTAACAGAAGCTAGATTAGCCTCATCTGTATTAGGATTAGACTTTGCAATTAAAACAGGATTGAGTGTATTGAAAGGAGCTGCATCGCAACTATCAATAGCTTGGAAAATAACACTAACATAAATCATGGCTCAGAAAACATTTATAAATTACAAGGACGAAACCAAGTCATACGAACTAGGGGAGAAACATATAGGTATGTTCAAGCCGGGGAGATACTCTGGATTTGATGTATTAGAAACTGGTGGGGGAATGACTGTAAGAATAAATCATGCAGGTAAATTACCCAAAACAAATAAAGATGAATCACAAACTTTAAACTTCGGTGCATTACTATTACCTTCAGGTACAGTATTACATGAAGATGAGTATGTATCATTAAATGTATCGGTTAATTCAGGTAACACATTTCCTAGATATGACTGGGTAATCGTAGAACATTTATATGAGGAAGTAGTAAATGGTACTCTAGCAACCTATTCAATTATACAAGGTCCTAATGATGGTACAGAACCTTCATTGGTTGATGCTTCTAAACAAGTGTTAATAGGTAAGTTACTTATAGTACCAGATGGTGATGAGTTTACGGATATAACTTATACACCAGAAACTGTACCGTTCTTAGGAGATAATACCCTACAAGAATTCTACAACTCATTCGAGCCTTTGGTAGCAACAGATATCCAAGCAGCAATAGATGCTATACCTGATGCATCCTATGGGGATAAAGGTTTAATTGCCTTAGCAACTGATGAAGAAACAAATACTGGTACTGAGAAATTAAAAGCAGTATCACCTTTCAGTTTAAAACAAAACATAGGACAGTATGGATTCGTAGTAGATACAGATTATGTTCACTCCGATGTAAACTTTACACAGGACAGAGCTACTAAACTAGACGGGCTTACAGCAGGTGGAGAACCTAATGTACAAATAGATTGGGACTCTACCTCAGGTATGAACTCAATATTAAACAAACCAGTAGTAGTTAATGTAATGGCAGAAGGTACAGTGCAGATTGGAAATATTGCTTCTGAGTATGTAGGTAAGAACTTAACTGTAACA